TCGTTCAGGGTAAAGGATCTTTTAAAGGTTTGAAAAAAGAAGATTTTGACGCTTTTGATATTGTTTTAGGATATCTTCAAGAATCTGGACAAGTAGATTCTATAGATGAAGCACTATACATTATGATGGAAATGGATGCTGCAACCATTCAAGGTATTGTAAGAGATTTTGAAAATCTTTATGAGGAAGCTGCCGACAAAGAAAAAGATGATCGCCTTGTTAAGTATGGTATAGGACATGATGGATCAGATAAGAAGGCTGGTTCAGGACGTAGATCTGGTGGTAAGAGACCTAAAGGAAAAACTCCTCTTCAGAAAGAAACTGAAAAGAAGTATGGTAAGGGAGTATCTCCACTTGAAGTTGTAAAGAAAAAGATTGAAGACGAGCACGGTAAAGGTGCAATCGCTTAACGAGTAACTGCTTTTTTAACTAAAGCCACACCTTCCACAACTCTTGTTGTGGTTCCAGTTGGGCTATTTAATAATAGGTCGTAAAAATATTTGCCTGGTTTTAAAGTAGCGGTTACGCTTTCTAACATCTCTATTGATAGTCTCCCAGTATTCCTATCACTTGCAAAGGATATTGCGAAATCTGCTGTCTTTGTAGAAGATTCAAATCTTTTTAATTGAGCACAACCAGTATAATCGTTTAGATTCATTACACTATTTGATTGGGTATCTTCCAATACAAAAGTTTGTGCGAAATCTGTTCCTGTATATATTGTTATGTTTGTTGTAAAAACTTCTTGCATGTTATTAATCCAATGCTGTTAGGAATGGTTGAATCCAGTCTTCTTGATTGTTTGTTACGCTAATAACTGTTATATTCCTTTCATTTAATTTTGCAATAAAGGCATCGTAAGATGCTTGAACAGATGAAGTTCCACCATCTATAAACAAAGCAATTTTAGATCCATTAGGTAAACTATCTATATCACATATACTATACCAATCACTATCAGAACCTATTTGAACTGGTCCAAATGTTTTACCAGTAGCAGTTTGACCTGTGTTAACTGAGGTATCAATAATTGATACTTCTTCTGATGTTGCTAATAAGGTTCCTGTGCTAGATCCACTTCTTATTTCTATTTGAAATATTTCAATTTCTTCTGTAGATCTATCTCCCACAATAGTTCTGGAGATAGTACCAACACCATTAGTATTAATACCAATAGAACCAGTTACATTTCCATCTGTAAAATCTGCAGTAGAAACTATTCCCTTTACTTGTTCTGTTGAGTAGTATAAAGTACCAGACGTACCAATACCTATTGCGTCAGTAGTTACTGTAAAACTAACTGTACCTCTTTCATTTACAGATGTTGAAGATTGTGTTATTTGTGTTGCCATATTAAATTAGAGGTGGAGTATTTACAATGCTTTCTGAAAGAAAGTTATCTGGACAATCTAGATCATCATAATTTGTGTTAGTTACACTTACACCAAAACCAGCTGATGTTTTTTGTAAAAGATAGAATATTCTATTTGGATAAGTTCCTCTAAAGGAATACCATTTATCTGATAATGTACTAACTCCAACATTAGAATCTGGGATAATAGCAATACATGTTCTTTGAGCACTATTTGGTAATGAAAAGTCACAACCAGTTGAAATACCTGCTCGTACTAATACGCTACCTTCTAAAACAATTTCCTTTTTCCCACCAGGTTTAGTTACAAGAACATCATATACATAACGACCTTGTTTTAATTTGGATGTAGTCCAACTTGGAATTGATAGGTTTATTTTTCCAAATGCTCTATTGGGAAATCCAATAGTAAAATTAATTGCACTTGAACTGTCTGGGTGCTTTCTTATCTGTGCCTTGGCAGTATAATTGGTTAGATTTATGGTATTTCCACCAGTTTCAATTAGGTCAAAGTCCTGTTCAAAATCTTCACCACTATTAACTGTAAGATTATTTACATATACAACTGCCATGTTCTAGTGAATATCCATCTTAGATATTTATCTTCTATATACCTTGTAATTAATTATTAGTAATGAGTGATAGTGATTTTGCAATAGTTGGTGGTGGAAATGCTGGATATATATCTGCACTAATATTGAGAAATGCCTTTCCTTCCAAGAGTATAAAAATAATTCAATCTAAATCGATTGGAATAATTGGTGTTGGTGAAAGTTCTTCAGAACAGTTTGATTCTTTTTGTGAATTTTGTAATATTGATACTTGCGATTTTATTTTAAAAACTAAAACTACCTTTAAGAATGGTGTTTATTTTAAGGGTTGGTCTGATGAAGATTTTTTACATAGTATAAGTCCAGAGAGTGTATCTATTTCATTAAAGGGATTCTTTCCATATTTGCATAAAGCTGTTGCTAATAACAGACCAAATTATGAATTGAATCAATGTGGGCAATGGAAAAATAAAGTTCCTCTTTTATATTTTAATAATTTAAATCATACTCCAACAAAACAATTTCATTTTGATACGTATGAATTAAATCTTTATTTAAAAGAAAGGTGTTTAAAGCAAGGTATTTTAATTGTAGAAGATGATATAGTTGATGTTGATATAGATTCATATACTGGTGATATAACTTCTGTTAATGGAACTCAAAAACATTATGCAAATTTTTTTATTGATTGTACTGGATTTTCTAGGTTATTAATAGAAAAAACTTTAGGTGTTAAATGGAAATCTTATTCTGAATATTTACCTTTAGATTCTGCAATTGCTTTTGCAACTGAAGAGATGGAAGAATATAATATGTACACAAAATCAACTGCTAGAGATTATGGTTGGAGTTGGCAGATTCCAATACAAGGTAGAACTGGTAATGGATACGTTTTTTGTGAAAAGTTTATTAATGAAACTCAAGCTCATGAAGAAATGGAAAGGGTATATGGTAAAAAATTAGATATTGTTAAGACATTTAAATTTGATCCTGGTAGAATGGAGAAGGCATGGTATAAGAATTGTTATGCAGTTGGATTATCACAAAGTTTTGTTGAACCACTAGAAGCAACTGCTATGGGTAGTGTAGTTCAACAGATGTTTGCATTTATTCATTACTATCCTTCATATAGTATTGATGAATGTAATCAAGTTGTTAACGATATATTTGATAATATATTTGATTATGTACAGGCACATTATCTTACAAAAAAAGAAGATACTCCATTTTGGAGAGATATAAAAAATACTCTTAATATTACTCCTTCTCTTCAAATATTATTAGATAAATGGAAAAGAAGATTTCCACAATCTAATGATATAAATGGTAAATGGAATATGTTTAGTGCAGTAAATTATATTCCAATATTATATGGTTTGAAATGGTTTGATATTGAAACTATATCTGAGGAATTTAAATATATTTCTCATATAAAGATGTTTGAATGGGAAGAAACGAAATATAAGTGTCTTTATATGGGACATAAGAAATTTATAGAAGAAGTTATAAAATCAAATATCTAAATAGAAAAAAATATTAAGATTATGAAATGGAATCGAATAGTGAAAGCATTTATGAAAATCCCTGGTACTACAAAGGTACAGCTTTCACTTCTGATGATATTGGCGATTTCTTCGGTTTCGTCTACTGCATTACTAATATCAAGTCGGGTAAACAATATATCGGAAGAAAGTATTTCCAACAAAAACGTAAGCCTAGAGGTGGTAAGAGACGGGTTACGTCTGAGAGTGACTGGAAAAAATACTATGGAAGCTCTGACGAGCTTAGTGCAGATCGAAAGTTACTTGGAAACGCAGCGTTCAAAAGAGAAATATTATCCCTCCATACCAGACTCGGAGATGTAAACTATGAGGAAACAAAACAATTATTTCTTAATAATGTTCTGCAAGAATCACTTGACAATGGAGAACCAGCATACTACAATAGCAACATCCTTGGAAGGTATATGAAAAAAGATTATGGATCTTTTGGAAAAAACACTAAAGAATAGTTACGATTATGCGATTCATCGTATGGATGTATTGTGTAAGTTGGGAACTATTGAAGATGTAGAGGATGCTGAATCTATCCGTCAGGAATTTAAGGAATGGATTCAACCTACTGATGATGATCATGATATTCTTTCTCTTGAGTTCTTTGGAGAAGGAAGTGAGTTTGATAAATAAAAATTACCTGGAAAAAAATCATGAAAATTAAGTTTAACGATATTGCT